GCCGGGAGGCGACGCGCTGATCCGGCCCGTGTTCCATTTCGGAGACCGGGCCATTACTGTCCACGAACTGGAAATGAAAGTGGTGGACAAGGTGCTGCATAGCATCTTCGCACTGGAATTCCGGGATAGCTGGGAGGAGCCGGAGACCCCGCCCTTTATGGAAACCCTGGAACTCAGCACCAAACCAAACTAACAGAAAGGTAGTGATAATATGGGCCTTCCCGAAATCCTGATTGTGTTCAAGACCAAGGGCCTGACCGCGATCCAGCGAAGTGAGCGCGGCATCGTGGCGGTCATCCTTCACGATGACACCGAGGGCGGCGAACTGCTCACCGTCTACAATTCCATCACGGATGTGGACTTCACCAAGTGGAACGAGCGCAACTATGAGTACCTGAAGCTGATCTATGAGGGCGTCCCCTATCGTGTGATCGTGTACCGCATGGGTACCGGCGAGACGGACTACACGGCGGCGCTGAAGGTACTTAAGAACATGAAGTGGAACTATCTCACCATCCCCGGCATCACTGCGGAGGGCGTTCCCAACATCGCCTCTTTCATCAAAGAGGCCCGCGACCAGGATCATAAGACCTTCAAGGCCGTGCTGCCCACCAACGCCGCCGACCATGAGGGCATCATCAACTTTACCACAGACAACATCACCAGCACCCTCTCCAAAACGAAGTTCACGAATGCGGAGTACTGCGCCCGGATCACCGGCGTCTTGGCTGGCCTGTCCCTGACCCGCAGTTCCACCTACTATGTGCTGAACGACATCTCATCCGCCGATGTGCCGGATGATCCCAACGAGCGCATCGATGCCGGAGAGTTGATCCTGGTGTTCGATGGCGAGAAGTACAAGATCGGGCGTGGCGTCAACAGCCTGGTCACCTTCACCACCGACAAGGGAGAGGATTTCTCTAAGATCAAGATCATGGAGGGCGTCGATCTGTACCAGGACGATATTCGGGACACATTTGAGGAGTCCTATGTCGGCAAGGTGCGGAACGACTATGACGCCAAGCAGATGTTCGTGGCCGCCATTCGGGCCTATCAGAAGTCCCTGCAGCCCGATGTGCTGGATCAGAGCAATGACAACACCGCCGCCATTGATGTCGAGGAGCAGCGCCTCTATATCGAGAGCAAGGGTATCGACACCAGTGCCATGGACGATACGGCGGTGGCCAAGTACAACACCGGCAGTAAGGTTTTCATCACTTCCAGCGTCAAGTTTGTGGACGCGATGGAAGATCTGAAGCTGGTGTGCAATATGTGAGGAGGTGTGATCCATGGCGAAAATCAAGGGCAATAAGACTCTGACCGGCTCCTGGGGCGAGGTTTGGGTGAATGGCGAGAAGATTTGGGAACTCTCCAAAATCGAGCAGAAGATCACCGCCAACCGTGAGGATGTCCAGATGGGCCTGGATGTTGACAGTAAGATGACCGGCTTGAAGGGGGAATTCACCCTGACCGTCAAGAAGGTCTACACCCGCTTCTGGGACATCGTGGAGGACATGAAGAATGGCCTTGATACCAGAGTGCAGATCATTTCCAAGCTGGCAGACCCGGATGCGGTGAATGGCCAGCAGGAGCGGTACAGTACCGATAACTGCTGGTTCAATGATCTGCCCATTGTCGGTTATGAGATGGGCAAAATCATCGAGCAGGAATTCACCGGGGGCTTTACCCCCAGCGATATGGTCAACCTGGATCGTATCGCATCGTAAGGAGGAGCAGCTATGAAACAGGATACCAAGAGAACCCTGGCCGACTTTACCAACCGTGCCATGCAGCGCCTGCAGGATAAGCAGGTGCCGAAGAAGCAGCAGCTGCATATTCCCAGCCTGGATGAGAACATCACAATCCGAAGCCTGACCCGCGATGAGATCGTCGAGTGTCAGACCATGGAAGAGGAACCTGGCTCCAACCGTGCGGATAAGTACTGCATCTACCTGGCCGTGGTTGACCCCGATCTTCATGCGGTAGCAAAGGAGATCATGGCCAAGGAGGCTGACCTCCCCGCCGATCAGCGACAGCTGAAGGAAGCCTTGGATGTCGTGGACATCCTGGAGCCTTATGAGATCACCGAGGTGGCCATGGCCATCATGCGCCTGTCTGGCGTCATCGGTGATAAGAAGGTCACGGTGGTTGACGCCTTAAAAAACTAATTTCCCAGGATGGTGAGGCATACCTGCTCCATTACTACATCCAGAAGGGCTGGAAGATCGAGGAGTTCCTTGGCCTTGACCAGCTGCAGAGGCTTTGGTATCACGCTTCGATGGTAGTGGCAATGGAGGAACGCGCCAAGATGTTTGACTTTGGAGGTGGATAGCCATGGGCGTTGTAAAAGGCACCATTGCCCTGAAGGACAATGCGACTGCTGTTCTCCAGGGCATCCGAAAAGAGCAGTCAGCATTCCGGCGTGATGTCGAAAAGACCAAGAGTGTGCTGAAAGCCACCTGGGATAAGAAGTATCAGGTCCGGATCGAGGCCACCGCCGCGCATAAGACACTGCAGAAGCTGAAGAAAAACCTGACGCCGCTGCAGAAGAAAATCGCCACGGTGGTGGCCGTCAAGGATTTGGCATCGTCAAAGATCAAATCCGTGGCCACAAAGGTCAAGAATGTGGGCAAGGCGGTGGCCACGCCACTGATCAAGATTAAAGACGCCACAGCGGCGGGTATATCGAAGATCCACAGCAAGCTAAAAAGTCTGGCCAAGAAAACGGTAATCCCGATAACGGTGGCTGCCACCGTTGCCACGGCAGCCCTGGGCGCATCTGTGTCGAGCGGTATGCAGCTGGAGCAGCAGCAAACCGCCATGTCCCACTTTATTCAGGCCACTAACAAGGATTGGAGCCAGGAGAAAGTACAGGCAACCACAGAAAGCTATATCAAACAGCTACGTGAAAATGCCAATGCGACCCCGTTTGAAACGGGAGAGGTCATTCAGGCAGGCTCCAGAGCAGTAGCCATATCAGGCGGTAATACCCAGTCCGCTATGGATATGGTTAAGCTGGCGGAAGATATGGCCGCTGCCAGCGGCGGTACCGCAACCGTGGCAGATGCTATTGAGGCGCTGGCCGATGCCAAGATGGGCGAGATGGAGCGCCTAAAATCCTTCGGCTTTAAGGTCAGCGCAGAGGAGTTTGAGGCCAAGGGCTTTGAAGGTGTCCAGGCCGATCTGCAAGACTTCTTCGGCGGGGCCGCTTCAAAACTGGCCACTACCGGCGCCGGCCTATGGTCTACCATCAAGGGTAAACTGAAGAGCAATGTGGCCGATTTCGGCTTGAAGGTAGTTGATAAGCTGAAGCCGGTGCTGACCGATGTGATCACGATGATCGACAACGCAGGCCCGGCAATTGAGAAGTTCGCCTCCGGGCTGGCCAGCAATATCGGTAAGGGCATCAAAGTGGTGTCGGCGCTTATTCCAAAGATGTCCGCTGCCATGGATACCATCAAGCCGGTGCTGGACTCCATTGTTTCTGGCTTTGCCCCGATCATGCCACAGCTGACCGCATTCGGCGGCGCGGTTGTGACGGCATTGCAGAAGGTGGCCACAGCGGCCATGCCGATTATCAGCAGCATTATTTCCACGATGCAGACGGTCATTCCCGCAGTACTCCCCGTGCTGCAGACCGTAATCACCAACATCAGCAATATCATCGCCGCAGCGGCCCCTATCATTTCCGGGCTGGTCACCGGCATCGGCACCGTTGTGTCCGCACTGGCCCCTGTGTTTAAGACCATCTTTGACGGGATCGGTGAAAAGGTCGGCTCCGTACTCTCCTTTGTTGGGAGCCAGATGGGCTGGATACAGGAGATTATTGGCACGGCGGCCCCCGTCATTTCCTCTGTGCTGTCCTCGGCTTGGTCTATCATTTCACCCATTCTGGATGTTGCCATCACCGTGTTTAAACTGCTTTTCAGCGTCACTAAAACGGTGTTTAACGGCATTGTAAGCGTGGTTTCCAGCGTGTGGGAGAAGATACAGCCGATTGTTGAAGGCGTTGCCAAAGGCCTCAGCTGGATCAAGGATAAAGTCACCGGCCTGTTCAGCGGCGGCGGGGATAGCGTCGGCAGCGTCGGCACCAACGCCGAAGGCA